GGGTCGCTCCACCGGCGACCAGCGACAGCTCCAGGGCCCGCACCTCGTTGATGTCGCGATCGGCGGCCCGCGCCGCGGGGTCCTCGACGACCTTGTCAGCCGACAGCAGAGCATCGGCGAACCCCCGCTCGATCGCCTGGCTGCCGGACATGTAGGTCTCGCTGTCCATCCAGCCGGCGACCTGCTTGACGTCCTGGCCGGTCCGCGCCGCGTAGACCTCGGCCATCGCGGCGTCGAACGGCTCCAGGAACCGGGCGGTCTCGGCCATGTCGTGACGGTTGCCGATCGCCAGCACCCAGCAATTATGGATCATGATGAACGACGCCGCGCCGATCTCCACGGTGTCGCCCGCCATGGCGATGATCGAGGCGGCCGAGGCCGCCATGCCCATGATCTTGATCGTCACCGCCTGCGGATGCTCGCGCAGCACATTGTAGATGGCGATGCCCTCGAACATGTCGCCGCCGGGCGAGTTGATCTGGACCTCGACGGGCCGATCGCCGATCGCGCGCAGCTGCGCCGTCAGGCCCTTCGCCGTGATGCCGCCACCCGACCAATAATCCTCGCCGATCACGTCGAACATGGTGATGACATTGTCGCCGCGTTCGACGGCGCGGATGCCGGCCGCCTCATTGCCCCAGCGATCGAGCACGGCGGCGTTGGTCAGGGCCTGGACGTCGCGGGTGCCGGGGAGCGGCAGCGCGCCCGGCCGGGCCTTGGCCTGGACCTTCGAGACGATGCCGCGCTGGGCGCGCATCACCGGCAAAAGCGGTGAGACCGCCACGCGCGGCGTCGCAGGGGCGCCAGCGGGGCGGGGCTGAGCCTTAACCATCGGCAGGTTCCTTGTCGTCAGGTGCGGCGCCGCCATTGAGGCCTATCTTGGCCGCGGCCCCCGGGTTGAGCTTGTCGCCGGCTTCGTGCCGGGCGATTTCCTGAAGCTGGCGGACTTCGTTCGGCGTCATCCAGCCGGGGGCGCCGCCAGCGCCCAGGGCCTTGGAGAAGAACTCCGCCTGATCCTTCATCGAGCCGCGCAGCAGGGCGCTGGCGTTGAACCGGGCGTAGAGCCGGTCGTCGTCCTGCTCGCCGATCAGATCGCGGCGGATCGCTTCCTCCCAGGCGATGAACCACGGCATCAGGCAATACATGACGAAGAACAGCGCCAGCTGCTCGATGCCGCTGCCCCAGCTGGTCTCATCCATCATCAGCAGCGGGCGCGGCACGCCGGTGAAGCGGCCAAGCTCCTCGATCTGATGCTTGCGCTGCTCGATCGTCTGCGCCTCGCGAGCGGTGCCGCCGAGGGCGGTCGCCTTCATGCCTTCCTCGACGACGAGCCACGCGCCGGCATTCTCGGCGCCGGAATAGCGCTCCTCGAACTGCTCCCTCAGGCGCGCGATCGCTTCGGCCGACAGTTCCGAGGGATGTTCGAGCACGCCGCCGAGATGCGCGCCGTTCTTGAACATCCGGGCCGAAGCCGTCTGGGCCGCATTCGCCAGCCCGATCGCCTCGGCCGCGACCAGCAGCAGTTTCGCGCCAGTGACGCCATCCGACGACATCGGCCCGCGAAAGCTGAACATGTCCCGCGCCGGAATATCGACCTGGCCGCCCTTCTTCGGCCAGAAGCGATAGCGAACCTGAAAATCATCGCCCAGGATCGGCTCGACCCGGCCAAACGGTTGCAGCGGGATCAGATGGGTGGGCTTGCCGCCCAGCCGCACGATGCGCGCATAGGCGGCGCCCTCGAACAGCGCCCGGCCTTGCATGTAGCTCTTGAAATCAAATGGCGTCTGCCAGTCATTGGGCCGGCGGTGGAGCAGCCGATAAACCGGACTGGCGCGATCCTTGACGCTGTCGCCGTCATCGCCGCGCGCGAACATCTGGATCGGCAGCATGCCCATCGACCCGCAGATCACCGAGGCGGCGCGGAACACGCCCGAGTCGCGCAACGCCAGCTTCTCCGTGACCGTGACCCCGGCCTTGGTCGCGCGCCCATCGCGCAACAGATCGGCCAGCTGTCCGGGCTCGGTCAGCGAGCCGAGATCGACCGCTTCCGCGCCCAGGGCGGCGATGCGCGGCAGGTTCATCGGCGCAGATACGGACAGCGCCGACCGGAGACGGTCGAACAGTTTCATCCCGCCTCCTGGATCAGAACCGCAACGCGGCGCGCTGCTCGTAGACCGACGTCTTCTTCGGCGGTTCAGCCATCGCGGCCGCCCCGACCCCCATCGCGATCGTCACCATGCCGTCGATCCGGCCACGCGACTTCTTCTTGTCGAACGCCCGGTTCTTCTGGCCGTCGCTGATCAGCTCGACATTCGACGCGCAGCTATAGGTGACCGGCGAGGCATCGATCGTGATCGTCCGCTCAAGGATGCGATCCTCCAGCTTCTCGATCGAGCGCGGCATGCACAGCTGCTTGTTCTCGAACAGGACCCGCGTGCCCTGGGCGTGGGCGACCAGCTTGAGGCCCTTGCCCTCCGGTTTGCCCGGCCCCTCATAGCGCCAGACCGGAAACCCGATCTGATCGCAGGCACCGATGAAGTCCGCAATGCCCGCCGGGTCGAAGGCGAGGAACTGAACCTCATGTTCCTGGCACAACTCCTGCACCTGCGCGGCGACGAACGTCTTGTCGATGACGGCGCCGGGCACCGCCGTGATAAACCCCTCGGCTACCCAGTCGACATAGGGTGCGTTGTCCGACCGGGCGCGGTCGGCAAGCCCGTCCTTCGTCGTCCAGTACCAGGTCTTCTGCACAACGCGCTCACCGTCTGGTGACGACCAGGTGGCAGTCAGCGCGGTAAGGTCGTTCTTCTGGCTAAGGTCCAGCGACAGATAGCATTTCCAGCCGCGCACCAGCCGCATGTCGACCTCACCCTGGACCGCCGCCCATGCCTCCTCGTCAATCCAGAAATCGGCGGCCCCGGTCGGGATGCCGAAATACAGCCGCTTCACCGATGCCGCGGTCGATGGCCGCGTCTGGGCAGTGATGACTTCCTCGCGGATATTCTCGATCGGATAGGTCTTGCCGAGCGCCGGCAATGCCTTCGGCCAGCATTTCTCGTTCTCGAACACCGTCTCGCGATCGGCCCGGTCGACGCGCGCGATGAACGCGAACGCCGTGTCGTCCTTGACCAGGCCCTGGACCACCGCCTGGGCCGTCTCCGAATAGGACGTCCCCACAATCTGCGACGTCGCCGGCGTGTTGGTGCCGAGGATCATCATCGCGTTGCCGGGCATCTTGGTGATCGCCCGGCGCCACGTCTCGATGGCGTGATCCGATCTGAACTCATGGATCTCGTCCGCCACCACCAGCGATGGGCGCGGGCCGGACTGGTTCTCGCCATTGGCAAGGGTGCGGAAGAACGACGAGCTGTCGGGATGCTCGATCTTCCAGGCGTTGTCGCCCTCACCGCGGATGATCACCTGCCCGCGCGATTCGAGACTGTCGCCCTCGTCCTCGCCGGGGATGTCGGCCCGGCACATGGCGACCGCATCGCGAAACAGCACGTTCGCGGTCGCCCGGTCCTGGCCGATCGCGAACACCTCCGAACGCGGAATGCCGCAATAGCCCATGACGTAGACGCCGATCGCACCCATCAGCGGCGACTTTGCCTGACCCTTGCCGGTCTCCAGCCAGGCCGAGCGGAACCGCCAGCGATCCGTCGCCGTCCGCCAGCCGAACAGGCTGCCAACGGCGAAGGTGTGCCAGTCCAGCAGGTTGAAAGGCTGACCTGCCGCAGCGCCCGCCGTGACCTGGAACACCGCCGGCGGGAAGCCCAGCGCATGCGCCGCCCGGTCCGGACGCCAGAAGATGCCGCGCCGCTCGCCGTCGCGGATGTCCCGCAAGTGACGATCGGCGGCCGCCATTGCCAGTTCGCCGGCGACGATCTTGCCGGCCAATACTCCTTTCGCGAAATCCGTGGTCGGGTCGAGGCTGCGACCGCCCCGGCTAGTTCGCCGCTTTGAGGTAGGCATCCGACGCGCTGACCTTCCTCGCGCGCCGCTGGACTTGCGCCGCGCCATTGCGACGGCGCGGGGACAGCCCCAGCTCCGCCTCAAGGCGTTCGGCATCGGCGCCGGCTTCGCGCATCGCTGTGAAGTGCGGGCTAAGCCGGGCAATCGCTTTCGGGTTGCCGCGCTTCGGCTTCAGCACCGCCCCTTCTTCCAGCACTTCGCGGGAGCTGCGATCATAAATCACGTAGGCGAACACCAGACGCCGCAGCGAGTGCGCGTTCGCCGGGGCCAGGATAGTTCGCTCCCGCATCTCGGCCGTCACCCGCCGCCAATGTTCGTGTGCCGCCGCGACCTCAAGGTCGTCGATAAGCAGCATGCTCCAATCCGGCTCCTCGACGATCGAGCCGGTGCCGTCGATGCAGGTCACCCCCGTAGGGGGTGGGGTCAACTTTTTTGTTTGAAACTGCTTCGAGTGCGTACGGAGGGAGGGCGCCGGTGTACGGGCATCGCCGCTTGAAACTTTTGACCCCCCCGGGGCCTCTGGCGCCGCCGTCGACGCCGCAGGACCGGCGGCCTTACGGCCTCGCTTTCCGGTTCCAGGGGTGGCTGGGGTCGATCGGGCGACCATCGGTGGCTGATCCCTTCATGTAGCCCGCGCGCTCTTGCGCCTGCTTCGTGCTGTCATGGTGCGGCTTGCAGAGCGACTGGAGCTTGCCGTTCCAGAACAAGTTGAGGTCGCCTCGGTGCGGGATGATGTGGTCAGCCACCGTCGCGGCGGTGGTGACACCCCTGGCATCACACATGACGCATACAGGCTCGGCGTCGAGGTGCTGGCGCCTGCGCTTGCGCCAGCGGGTTGTGTTGTAAAGGTGGTGGTAAAGGTGAGCGATAGGTGCAGAGGCCATCTCATTGCCTCCATCCTATAACGACGAACGCCCGGCAGCCTGTCGGCCCCGGGCGTTTCATGAGGCGCAGTCCTACGCCTGATTGATGACATGCACTTAGGCGGACGCGAGGTCAAGTCCTCATCCATTGAGAAATCATCCCTGCGACGAACGCGACTGTCGTCCTTGCGGCGACTTCGGCGGGACGGCCCGCGCTCGACAGCGCCAAACCGGCTTGCCCGGCCGCCATGTCGAACCGCACGACGTTCTCGAACACTTCCCAGAAGGGACGAAGCGCGCCGCCCAGCCGCCGCTTATAGTCGTCCAGCTGGCACAGCGCGTCATGCTCAGCCTGCCCGACACCAGCGCCGCGGATGCCATCGCCCAGCATCACCGACTGCTTGCTGTCGATACGGGCCCATAGCCGTCGGCAATGCTCGATCGCCTCAATCTGGGGCTCATCGAACAGTCTGTTGTTGCGGTCGTTAATCCACCGGTCCACGGCGTTACCGCCCCGGTTCAGCATCACCTTGACCATGCTGTTGCGTCGCCCACCCAGTTCACCGGTGAGGTCCACGACGGTCGCCTCACGATAATCGCCCTGTCGCGCCGCGAACTCGTTCACGATCGGGTCTTTCGGCACAATCTGCGCCCGACTCCGCTTCCTCGCCACACTACACCCCCTTTGCCATCCTGCTGCCCGCCCTCACGTCGCCCGAGACATGATCCGCCGGATCGACCCAGTCCCGATCGCGCTTCGAGAACCACGGCACGATGATGCCGCCGCGCCCATCGTCGCGGCGCTTTTCGCCCGGCGCGCAGACCCGGAAGAACTCCCATATCCCCGTCTCAGGATGCACCAGTGAGCGGACGTCAGAGCCCTTCGCCCTGTTGTCGATGTTGTTCTGCCGGCAGCGCTCCTCGGCCCATGTGCCGCCAGCGCCTATGCCCGCCCGCTGGTCCGCCAGCCGCTTGGCATGGCGTCGAATCTCGGCCGCGCTGGGCAGGAACTGCGCTTCCCTTGCAGCTGCTTCGCAGGCGCCGTCGATCACGTCTGCCCCAATGTCAGCAAGATCGTTGGCTAGCAGGTTCAGCCGCTCCTGCCGCTGGGCATCGGCGCTATTGGATGGGAAGCGGATCGCCAGGCGCGCCACCGCCGCTTGGTGACGCGCGCTCGGCTGCGATGCGGGCCTCTGCGTCGGCGAGCATGTCGAAGGCGGGATCGCGCCGTTGCGGGCGGCCTCGATCGTGTCGGTCCAACCGTCCATTCTGGTAATCCTTGATCGGGAACAGGCCCTGATAGGCGTTGAGGGTGGCGTGGTTCAGGACATCGCCCGGCGGCTGGCCATGCTCGGCCTGGATGGCGCGCAGCTTCTCAACCGCCAGTTCCCGCGCCTTGTCGGTCATCGGCTTGGCGATGCGCCGTCGCATTTCCTCGAACCCTGCCCACGCATCCGCCGGGATGTCCGACGGCAACTCGAACCGTTTCACCTTCACGCGGGCCTTCTTCGAAGCCGAAGGCGAAGAAGAAGATTGAGGGTTCTTTGACGGTTTGGGCGCAACGGCTGCGGGGGTCCCCGCAACGGCTGCGGGGGTGCAGATTTTGCGGGGGTGCGACCCTTGCGGGGGTGCAACCTTTGCGGGGGTGGCCTGCCCGGGCGCGTCGCCAGCCGGATAGACGCGATAGATCACGCCCTTCCCCGGCTTCTCCAGCCGCGCCAACAACCCCTTGCCGACAAGCGCCTTGATCACCGTCTGAATGGTGCGCTCGGACTTCGAGCATTTGTCGACAAGCGAGCGCATCGACGGCCAGCACTTGCCGCTGTCATTCGCGCTGTCGGCCAGGGCGAGCAGCACCAGCTTCTCGCTGTCGGGGAGCTGCAAGGTCCACACCGCTGTCATCAGGGCGATGCTCATGCGGCATCCCCGAATAATTGGCCCTGCCGCTGGGCATCCTCGATGCGCTTGCAGGCGATGTCGAAATAGGCTGCGTTCTGCTCGATCCCGATGAAGCGTCGCCCCGCCATGACGGCCGCAACGCCCGTGGTGCCTGAGCCCATGAATGGATCGCACACCAGCTCTCCGGATGACGTGAAGTCCGCCACCAGTTCAGACATGAGACGGCGGGGCTTCTCGGTTGGGTGCGCGCCATGGCGCTCAGGATTGTTGACGAGGTGCGTGTAGACCCCACGCTTACCACCAGCGTTCCAGCGTGAATGGCCACTGCCCGCCCAGGCGCAGATGAAGTTTTCGGCGCCTTGTGCCGGCCCCTGCCCGTTAAGCTGTGGCGTCGAATCCGGCTTCACCCAGACACAGGCGCGCTTGTACTTCATCGGCGAAGCGTTGATCGTTTCAGCCCACCGCCAAACGCCTTCTGGCGTACAAAAGGCGACAATCCAGCCCGCGCAGATCGGGGCCACTATCCGCACAAGCGGCTCCCTGATTTCGTCAATGGCGTCGAAGTCCAGCCCGCGCAGATCGGGGCCACTATCCGTTCGGATGCGCCCGCGCAGACTGTTCTTCATCTTGTGCAGGAATGCCTCATACGGCGGGTCACAGATGATGTGATCGACCATGCCGATGGTCGGCAGCAGCTCAAGACAATCGCCCAGATAGAGCGTGGCCGCGCCGATATGTTCGACGCGCGTCATGCCGCACCACCCGCCCAAGGCGCGCCCCAGCCGCGCAGCACCCGCAACGCGCTCTCGGCTGAGCGCACGACCGCGACCCGGTGCCCAAGCCCAGCCATCCGATTGAGCCAGTCATGCTGCTCTTCGGAGACATGGCCGCTGCGCGGCTTGATCTCCAGCCAGCCGGTGTTCCCGCCCGCCCAGATGCAG